CTCCCCCATATGGTAAATTTGTTCCACCAATCGTAAACACAAAGGTGGTTCCTTCAGGTGCAATAATCGATGGAGTTGTGTTGACTGTCCAGTTCGGAACAACATCATTTAGATTACAAGGTATTGTTGCGATTGTTCGGCCGCTACGGTCTATAACTACAACTGTAAACTGTTCTTGTGATTCTGGAGGATTATCTATAGGATCTATTACAGTGTTTATTGTAAAGGAACCAACTCCATTTTCTATTTCAACATATTGTGCAGTTTCTAAAGATGGAAGCCCGGTGTCTCCGTTTTTAAAGTTAACTCCAAAGTCTGCATCTTCAGTTGTGCCATGCACACCATACCAATATACAGCATCATATGTGTTATATGTCCTAGTGTCGGTTGTGTTAACTGTAAAAGAATACTGCACGCCTTCACTCACTGTTGTTGTTGCGGAAAAATTATAAGCAATATTTTCATATGTAATGATAGAATCGTTTGTAAGTGTGACCGGAGAACTAACAACGTCAGAAATTATTACTTCTCCACTTAAATACATTCCAGCTGGGTGTGCAAATAGTTTAAAAACATCTTTCCATTTAGTTATAGAAATTCCGGTTCGAACCAATAGTGCAAATGTCTGGTAGAGTTTATCGTCTGTGATATATTTTAAAGAATCAGATCCTATCTGAGAGTCGACTTCGCCGACTTTAAAAATGTTTTCTTTGGGATACAAAACCTCAACGTCTTCACCATAAAAGGATCGAAAAAACCATTCTATGGCAAACTTGGTTCCCTTAGAACGAAACATGATGCTTGAAAAATTGGCTGCAGCTCGTAATTCTTCCGGATTGTTTTCTTTATCACCAAACCCTTCAAAATATGTTTCCCCCAAAAGTAATTCATCTTCAATATAATTCAACAAAGTAATGTCGGTTTCGTTGACATCCCTAGTAGCAAAAAGATGATTCAACAATTCAGTTGAATTGTTCTGGTCTTGGAACTCATAATAACGTTTCAACAGTGAGATAAATTTTGGATAGTAAGTTGCAAAATGTTCGGGCAGAACATTTTCCACTTGCATCTCTCGCAGATTTATATTTCTGCGTTTTTTATCGACAATCCTGTTGTGCATATTTTATACTACGTTGATCACTCCACCCATTCCTGAGTGAATTGTACATTGATAATAAAGTGATGAAGGCGCACTCATGGGTACACTAAAGTACGTATAACCAACGGCCACGCCGTTATTAACAACACCAGTAGTATACGCAGCCCCACCATTAGACAATCGTATTTCAAAAGGATGGTTTGTAGTAGTTATATCAAATCGATACGTATCGCCTCTTCGAAGATATAATGTAGGATTATCTTCTCCACTGGGAAACCATACACTATTTGTGTCTGTGAAAGTATAAAATGATGATCCGTTGTTTACCACTTGAAATGCATATTGCACTCCAGATAATGATATACCAACATCACTATCAGCACCAAAATACATAGAACCAGTATCACTAACAGTGTTTATTTTTAACGTTGAAGGGTTTAGTCTTAAATTAGCATTTGCGTTGACACCATCGGCCGCAGATCCAGAAACACTACCAAAATGTAAGTAGTGAGTACTGGGATCACTTGTTGCAATAACGTTAACATTAGTAGCTGTAAGTGCAGTAGCGGCATTTACATTTTCTATCAGTGTACCATCACCGGCAAATGCAGCTGCAGTAACGGTTCCGTTTTCAATGAAAAATGATTCAATAGTAGCAACGCTGTCCAATCCAGTTGTGCTACCTTTAAATGTGACATATTCTTTAACATGAATCGGTTCTCTTTCATTTGAATATGTCTTATTGGTCCATTGAGAACCACCATACAAAAACAGTTCGGTTTCTGTGGTTCCGGATATTCTATTAGTAGCTGGGTTATAGGTGAACGCAGTATCTATGTTAGTACTGTCTAGCCCTGCGTCAAGCATTCGAAACATAACTTTAAACGTATCGTCCGAATCTGTTAGGGATGCTCTTATTTCTTTACCATCACCCGAAACATTTTCTAATAAAGAACCATCTCCAACAAAGAAAACTTCTGTAGCATCACCACCAAACTGACCAGTAAATGGATTATATGATAGTTGTGGGTCTATACTAACACTATCATTACCCGTAGATGATTCGACAAAAGTCGGATAAAAATTTAAATTGATGTTATCCTGATTTTTTATAGAGACTTCTTTTGCAACATTTGCGGTTTCGGCTAACGTTGCAAGATCAGACAGTAGAGAATGTCTTGCGCTATCAACATTAGTAACTAATTTTCCATCTCCAGCAAAGGCATTAGAAGATAATAAACCATTTTCGGAAGCGTCAAACGTAAGAGTTGAAAATGTATTAGAACTATCATATCCAGATTGTGTTTCTCTGAATATTAAATAGTTAACCGCTGCAGTGCCCAACTTTGCGTCGATAGTTTCAGCTTCAGTGCTTGTTAACTCTGAAAGGTCTGTTACAGTATTTCCATACCTATCTTCTAAAGCCCCATTAAATAAAAGGTCTGTAGAGGTTTCAAGTTTACCAGTTACCAACGATCCTTCTGAAGTATCATCAATGTTAATATTCGCAAGATTACGAATACTCTCTAATGTAGATCTTTTTGTTGTTAAAGTATCTACATCATTGACAATAACCTCATCGGTTAATGTTGGTGAAAATAATGTTAATTGTGAAACTTTTATATCTGCCATGATATTCTGATCTCGAATTTCTTAGTTTTATTTATGTGTTTATAACACAGTTATGTTAACAGTTGCTACTTCTGAAGTTCCTACTGCAGGAGTAACTCTATAGACGAACGAATCTGGTCCAGTATAACTTAAGTTTGGTGTATACCTAAATTCACCAGTTGCAGAATTTAAAACCTCAACTGTACCGTTACTTGGGTCACCACCTGCGGCTAAAGAAAATACTAGTGTAGTGTTGGTCCATAGGTCATTAGTATTAACATTAAACGTCTCAGGCGTGTCCTGAGTGACTGCCACGGTATCATTTATAGCATCTGATACCGCTGCAACATCAACTGCAATTGGATAATATTTTGTTCCAAAATCACCTAATACACTAATATTAAATGAGTCTAATCCACTATAATCATTATCAGAAGTATATGTGTATGTTCCTATGGCTTTAATGATACCTTCTTCCGTTGTCAATGTTTGTGTTAAGGATGTTGTCGCTGTTCCGTGTAAAGGATCTGATACTGATAATGATGTTGGTATACCAGAAAGATTTCTTATTTCAAAATCATTAACCGTGTATGTGATTTCTTCTACCGCATCAATAGAAAGTGGTGATGCTACAAACGCACTGTCAGCACAAACTTTAGAGAACAATTCTTCTTCCGGAGACGCATTAAGATTAAGAAAATCTACACAAGCCTCTTCAATAATAGACGTGTTGTTTGCAATATCTTTATAGAGATTAATTTTCATATCAAAATCTAAAGTGTAAATAATGGTCCTGCGATTTTCTAATGGTGCTTCATAATCATCTGAAAAGGTAATACCAGTCATAGTAATCGGTGTATCTTCTTTAATATCATGATCACTTAAAGGTTTTACCGTCACAGTATAGTGTGGTGTAAAATATGGTAAAATTTGTTCAACAATTTGCAACGCATCGTCTTGTGATTTTGCATATGCATTTAATTGAAAAGATATGGTATATGGAACTGGTGTATATACTTTTGTAGCCCCACCATTATAGTTTGTAGGAAACGAGAGACAATTATTCATTTTGGGTAATTGTCTTGTTGCATCATAGTTCATTGCTAATATTTCAAAAGATATTCTAGGCAATTTTAATGCAACTTGACGTTCGTAATCTTCTCCGTCTCGCATAGAATCTATACGAGATAAAAAATCTCTTTTGGGTGCATATGATAAAGGCACTTTCTGTTGAGATAAAGTATTACCAGCTGAATCAGTTCTCACAATGTTAATGTTGTTGAACAACGAACCAAAGACGGCAACCGCTTTCCTTATCCTTTGATGGTAAAAATGATCACCAAACATTATGGGTCTCCAAAGGGATTAGATTCAGAAAAGTCAATGAAGTCAATATCCCCGCCTTCTAATGTAGTGTTAAAAGAGTCGTTCATTGCCCCGTCTTGCAAATCCTCACCCACAGAAATAGGAGTGCCGTTTGCACCAGAAGTTGCGCCAACAACCGGAGCTGTGGTTGTCCAACCATGATATTCACCATCTCCAGCGCCCCCAGTATGTGCAACATATATTTTTTTAGATTCTGGATCTGAATTATTTATGTTAACAACCTCGCCGGTTATGGTGTAGTCGCCTATCGTCTGTGAAACGTTTTCGTTAAAAACAAAGTCTCCACTTGTCGAAGAAAACGTTAATATAGTTTGATATGCGTGAGCGCCTTCAACATTATCAACACTTTCAACGCCTGTATCAAAGTCTTCGTCGTTATATTCAAACAACTCGGCTCTAATCTTAAACACAGGAAGATCTTTTAATTGATAGAAAGGTGATTCGTCTTCAACCCTTGTTATTTCAAATATTGAATTTGAGAGTGGAAGAGAAATCAAATCTCCTTCACGTGGACGATAAAATGGTTTATTTTCTGATGATTCGTAAACTGCCACTTGATTTAACCATCGTCTGCGTGATACAATAAACGTGGCCGCATCTCGTATTTCTACACCGAATTTAGTAAAAAGATCGCCTTCGCCATCAAACCCTTCAGTGTTTTCTATATACATTTCTATTTTATATGCATCATCGAAACGAGACACATTGTCATCTTGGAATATAGAATCCTTGTTGACAATTTCTCTAGGCATGTAATAAACATCTTGTCCGTAAATTTTAAGAGACTCAATAATTAAGTCTTCATATAATTCTTGTTCGGAAGATCTTCCTTGGCTAAAGTAGAGATTAGTAGTCATTCATTATCCCATGAAAAAATCAGGCGGAAATTCATTTTCGTTTCTCATTTTTTCTTCTAGACGTTCCAATTCTGCTGTTGCATCCTGATAGTATTGAGCACCATTGAGTGTTACCCCACCTGGTAATTGCATGCCCTCAAACTTAGACATGTTAGTTCCCCACTGTTGTTTAATCAACTGTGTGGTGTAATCTTTTAAAAATTTGTCGTTATACACACTACCAAAAGTATCAGGATCCACAAGAGACAAAACTTCAAATACAATATAATCGCCAACCTCAAGGTTGTTTATCACATTAGGAGCCCAATCACCAAATATATACAATCGATCTTGGTGTCGTGAATAGGTTACTCTAGGTTCCCCTTCTAATAACTCGTCAAGAAACTCTAGATATTGCTGCAACTGATAGTA